AGCCGCACACCGAGTTGCTGACATCAATGATGTTGTTAAAAAGCAAGATCAACTAGAGACTGGTTTCAAGGGCACGGAAAAGGATCTTGGATTCCAACCTGGTCGTGTTGTGTCTCACGGTTCTGCTGGTAAGGTGATGACCGATGCCCAACTTAAGATCATGAATCTTGATGAGGGTGTTGAAAAGGTTATCAAGAATGCCAGCAAAAAGGTGGATGTTCGCAAGATCTCCAGAGCAGTTGGCAAGACTGTTGATGAAGTTGTTGGTAACGCAGCTCGTGTTTATCAAGATTTCAACGATGCATTTAAGACTGTTGATGAGGTAATGCAAGATCCAACCGATGTGGCTGGGTCCGTGCTTCGTACTGCTGGCGGTACGCTTGAAGGCACCGACATCCCATCTGCTGAGGGTCTTGTTGCTGCTAAGGCAATCATCTCTGACCTTGCTGCTCAGATCTACGACATTGCTCGTGTTGCCGAGGATTTGGATACCAATCAAATCACTGGAGCCAACAACTTTGACCGTCTTATTGACCGTCTGGTTGGTATGCTTGAGGTGTATAAGTTTGGTACCAACTTCTATGGTGGCAGTCTGAACGCCCTTAAGGTGAAGATCAGCGCCGCTATGGATGGCGGTGAGGCTGCTCAAGCACTGCGTGAATTTGAAGGTGAAGATGTTCTGACCAATCGTGACCTACGGAAGTGGGCAGATAAGGTTAAGAACCTGAAGCGCATGGGTGATCCTAAGGCTGAGGATGAAATGCGGGCAATGGTCCGTGCTATGGTTCTTGCTGGTGGTGACCCCGCTAAGACCGTTACCTTTGCTGGTACGGCCATGAAGGTGTTTGGCGAAAACCAGATGGGAATGTTCTATAACAGCATTCTGTCTGGCACCAAAACCATCATTCGTAACTTCAGTGCGTCTGTGCGCCTCATCGAAGCCCCTGTTAGCATCGCCATTATGGGTGCCCGCAAGGGTGATCCGGCACTGACTCGTGCTGCTGTGGCCGGCCTCCACGCCATTTGGACCAGCTCGGCGGAAGCGTTTAAGGTTGGTGTTACTACATTCAAAAGTGGTACCGCTGCTACCTGGACTCCGCGTCAGGTGATTGAACGGGCTGAAACTGAAGCCATGCTTCAGACGCTTGAAAAGATTGCTGCTACTCCTACGGAGGAAAAGGCAGTTGGGTTCCTGAAGGCCCACTACCGATTGGTTCAGTGGTTGGACTTTCCAACTCGTTTGCTGATGAGCACTGATGATGCTTTCCGTACCATCCTGGCCCGTCAACGGATTGCTGAGCAGTCGATGTATCAAGCCATGACTGAAGCCAAGAATCCTCTTGATGTGGATAAACTGGCTCAGAAATACATAGCTGAATACTCCAAATCCATTGACCCACAAACAGGCCGCATCAAAGCAAAAGGACTTGCACAGTATGCTGAGATTGGTACCTTCCAAGAAGACCCCGGCAAGGCTGTTAATGGTCTTAGTCAATTCCTGGAAAACCTTGGCCCTCTTGGCCCTCTTGGTCGTGTTGCGGTTCCGTTCCTTCGTACCCCTGCAAACATTATTCGCTACCAGGCACAGTTTACCCCTCTTGTTGGTAAGTATGCCGGTGAGTATCTGGCTGTCAAGCAGTCTGGTGACGCTCTACGGGTGGCTGAATACGAGGGCAGGGAAGCTATTGGAGCCATTAGTGCTGGCATTGGTTTGATGCTTGGTGCTGCTGGATTGACCACCGGTAACATGCCTGTGGACGCCCGCGAACGTGCTCGTTGGAAAGCCCTTGGTATTCAACCCCGTTCCATCAACATTGGTGGTCAGTGGGTTTCGTACAACGCCTTGGAGCCTCTGAACAATGTTCTTGCTGGTATGGCTGATATTGCCATGCTTGGTCGGATGGGTTTAAATGAAGATTGGCTAGAAACTCTTACCGGACAGATGGCTCTTGCTATTGCTGCGGGTCTTACCGAAAAGAGCTACTTTGCTGGTCTGGAAGCCATTGCTGTTTTGGCAGACCCAGGTGAATTGATCAAAGGCAACACGGTTCTTAAAGGCTTGCTATCTACGACCAACAACATGCTGCCTTTGTCTGGCGCTCGTCGAGCTGCTGCTAATGCCTTTGACCCTTACATGAGGGAATTTAACAGTGAGCTTGATCGGGCGATGCAATCTGCGCTGCCTGGTTATCGCAACCTTCAACCACCAATGATTAACGTTTTAACGGGCGAACCTCTTCGCAATCCTAATGGTTGGAGTGCTTTTGGCCCCTGGAACGCATTGGTTCCTTTTGAAGTGAACCCAGACAACAAAGATCCTGTAGCCAAGATGCTGATGGCTGCTGAATACAACTGGTCTGATAGTCTGGAAAAGTCCCCCTCTGGGCGGGCTATGACAGCAGAGCAGAAGTATTTCATTCGCAATGCCATGGCTAAGAACGGCCTTCGTCAGGAACTGGATAGCCTTCGTAAGCAGTCCTGGTTTAAGGAAGATTTTAAAAATTGGCAAAACCGTAACAGAGGTGATATTGGTACTGATCGAGCACAATGGCCTCGCTTCTATGCTGCTATTGATGACATTTGGCAACAAAAGAGAAAGCTTGCTTTCCAACAGATGGAAGCCAATGTGGAAGAGGTGGGTCTGGCTGAGCAAGGCATCAGAAAAGCTAAATATCAAATCCAACGCGGTCAATACGATCTTTCCAAACCGCTTACCGCTGAACAACTAAGTCCGACTGACGAAGCGGAAAACACCAGGATCTACAATGAACTGATCAATTACGGTCAACAGTAACCATGGCAATCGTCCAAAACACATACACAGGGAATGGATCTACTACGATCTATTCATTTACATTTGAATATTTTAGCACCGATGATGTTAAGGTTGAACTTAACGGTGCGCTGACAACTTCATATATTTTTCTGAATGCCACACAAATTCAATTTTTAATTGCGCCTGCTAACGGGGTTGCTATTCGTATTTATCGGCAAACCGATTCCGAAGAAACGATTGCAACCTTTTTTGCTGGTTCTTCCATAAGAGCGCAAGACCTAAATGATAACTTTACTCAAGGTCTTTATATTGCTCAAGAAACATTAGCAGCCGTTGGAAATGCCGTTGCCGGTGATATTCCAGACGGTGCTATTGGTACCTCTAAACTAGCAGATGAATCAGTAGTTACCGGCAAAATTGGTGATGGTGCTGTTACCAGTACTAAACTTGCAAACAATCTAACGCTTGGCGGAACGACAAATTTAACTTCAGCTAGCTTTTCTGGAAACGTAGATAATACCTCTACTGGGTATTTTGATTTACCATCAGGAACTACGGGAGAGCGTCCTGGTACCGCTAATGCCGGTATGGTTAGATTTAACTCAACCATATCTCAATTTGAAGGCCACAATGGTACTGTTTGGGGTACTATTGGAGGTGGAGCTGTTGGGGGAGGTGCTGACAGAGTATTTATGGAAAATGATAACACTGTTAGCAACAATTACACTATTAGTGAAAATCGAAATGCAGTTTCTGGCGGCCCCGTAACCATTCAAACTGGGGTCACAATTACTGTACCCTCAACTTCAAATTGGATTATTGTTTGAGGTAAATTATGCCTATTACTATTAACGGATCCGGAACCGTAACCGGAATTACAGCAGGCGGCCTGCCCGATGGCGTGATCACCACGGATGACATTGCGGCCTCTGCTATCACCCGCGCCAAGATGGGTTATGCGGGGGCGATTTTGCAGGTGGTGCAGGCAGTCAAAACTAATACGTTCAGCAGGACAAGCAGTAGTTCTGACTTTGGCGACATTACCGGACTGAGCATTTCTATTACGCCTTCTTCCACCTCTAATAAAATTTTGATTCTTGCCTCTGTTAACTGCTCAAACGGAACTGCAGGCAACCGACTTGGAATCAGATTGGCCGTGAATGGCAGTGCAATTACGGCTATTACTGGTGACGCTTCCAGCACAAGAACTCGAGCCACCTCCGCAACGTGGGCGGGAACCTCAGGCAACGATCTCTCTCACTTGACAATCAACTACCTTCACTCACCTGGTTCTACTTCTTCTCAATCTTATTCAGTACAGGGAAGTGGCGAGTCCGGCAGCGTTTTCTGGTGCAATCGGTCAGGAACTAATGCTGACAGCGGAAGTGTGTATCTCGGTGCATCGAGCATCGTTGCAATGGAGGTAGCAGGATGACACTCAATCACGAAGCTATCCGTAAGGCTTACCCAGAGGTCGTCACCATCGACGATGGCGCTGGAGCTTTCGACGCAGACGGTAACCCCGTAACTCTTGATCAGACTGTGGTTGACTCAGCAGCAGTTGTTGTCGCCCAAGAGCAGGCGCTGGCAACCGCTCAACGCAACCGCTCTGCCGCCTACGCAGCCGAATCTGACCCACTGTTCTTCAAGGCACAGGCGGGTGAGGTTGACCAGGCCGAGTGGCTTGCTAAGCGCGAAGAAATCCGTGCTCGTTTTCCCTATCCCACGGAGGTGACCCCATGACACTCAGACTAAACGGCAGCACATCGGGCTACACCGAGATCGACGCTCCGGCGGTGGCTGGGTCGAACACACTGGTGCTTCCGACTGGTAATGGCTCAGCGGGCAACATCCTGGGCACTGACGGCTCGGGCAACCTGAGCTGGGTCAATGGGCGGATGGTGCTAGAGACCGCCAAGGCATCAACCATTGGCACCAGCATCGACTTTACCGGGATCCCGAGTTGGGTGAAGCGGGTGACGGTGATGTTTAACGGGGTAAGCCTGAGCGGAACCGATACATACTTGTTCCAGCTAGGCACTTCGTCTGGATTTGTAACTAGCGGCTATAACTCAGGCGCCACCAGTGTTTCCGTAAGCACCGGCAATACCACAGGTGGCTCTGCAACTAACGTAACAACCGGAATAACTGCAAACGGTTGGTCTTCGACGACGGCCGGAGTCGCCTACGGTCATGTGTTTTTTACAACTCTTGGCAGCAATCAATGGGTTGCTACGGGAACATTGTACGTAAGCGGTAATCTCAGGGTTGTGACATTTGGAGGCGCCATCAATCTAGGAGGCACTTTGGATCGAGTTCGTATTGCCTCTGAGACGACAAATACGTTCGATCTTGGCACAATCAACATCCTTTACGAGGGCTGATCATGAGCACGCTATCTACCACCAACCTCAAGAACCCCAGCTCCGGCAGCAACAACATCGTACTGGCGACTGACGGTAGCGCCACGATTGCCACGCTTAGCAGCACCACGATCACCGGCACCACAATTCAAGGCACGATCAAGTCGGGCACATCCGTTGCTTCGACCAGTGGCACGTCGATTGATTTCACCAGCATCCCATCGTGGGTGAAGCGGATTACGGTGATGTTTAACGGAGTGAGTACGAATGGAACTTCATCCGTCCTTGTGCAACTGGGTTCTGGAAGTTTTACGACCACTGGCTATACAAGTTCGTCAAGCGTAAACGCTACTGGCGTTGCAGCAGTTAATTCAACATCCGGCTTTATCCAAACTTATTCTGGCAATGACTCCGCTTCTGCCACGCGCTGTGGGTCTGTGTCGTTAAGTCTTCTCGGCTCAAATGCTTGGGCAGCTTTTGGGGTCGTTGGCCTGTCTAATGTTGCTTGCACCACCATGATTGGCGGCACCGTCACGCTCTCCGGCACTCTAGATCGCGTCCGCATCACCACTGTGAACGGCACTGATACGTTTGATGCTGGTACCGTGAACATCCTCTATGAGGGTTAAACTGTGGCCAAACCAAAAGGCGCATTAAATAAGGTATCCTTCGTTCCCGGTCCCCCGAAAAAATCTAGACAGGGGCAGGGAACAAGGTCCCTTCCTAGCCACGGTCGTAAAAAGACTCGCGGCCAAGGCCGCTAACTTATCATGATTACCATTTTTGGACTTAAGCTGACCTACGAGGCAGCTGTCTTCTTTGCACTATTCCTTGCTTCCGAACTGATCGGTATTAGCAAGTTCAAATCGAATAGCGTTGTCCAGATCTTCCTCAAAGTAGTGGATCTGCTGCGTCCTCTTCGTTCTGAGGACGATAAAATCAAGCGCATCAAGGACTCTATCAAATGAGTATTCAGATCCGAGACGTAATTAAATACTACAAAGGCCTGCCTAATCAGGATAAGGCGCTTGCTGAACTGCAAAAACTGCTGGATTCCAATAAACTGGCTGACGATAGTGCGTCTTGGGTCCAACTGTGGCGCATTTCTCCAGCCCCAGCACCTGCTAAGACGTTTTCTAATACCTGGGATGGTATTGAAGCGGCGGCAGCGGCAGCTGGTGCCAAATTTCCTGAAGTTGTGGCAGCCCAATGGGCACTTGAGTCTGCGCATGGCACCGCCCTGAGCGGTAAGAACAACTTCTTTGGCATCAAAGGTCCCGGCACAATTAAGACCACCTGGGAAGACTACGGCAACGGTCCAGTGACCATAAAGGCTGCGTTTATGGACTTTGCAACTCCATTTGACTGCGTAAATCATCTGGTTACCCAGTGGTACAAGGATTACAAGGGTTATAAAGGTGTCAACCGTGCTGCCAATCGGGAAGATTGCGCCTACCTTCTTAAGCGTGAGGGGTATGCTACTGATCCAATCTACCCACAAAAACTTATTAAACTTATGAAGGACCACGACTGATGGCTTCTCTTACTACTGGCGGCACTACTACCGCTGGAACTTTTCTGACTAGCGATACCACCACCGCTTTTGAGGTGGGGACTGCTCGTACCATTACTTTGGGTGCTACCAGTTCTAACCTGGCTCTGACTTCTACCTGCCGGTTTGTGTCGCTGATTTGTACTGGTGGTACTCATTGCCACTATCAAATCGGTGTGGGTGCTCAAACTGCCTCTGCCACCACTCATTATCTAAAGACTGGCGAGCGTATTAGCCTTGCTGTGCCTATTGGTGCAAACATTGCTGCTATTCAAGGCACTGGTGCCAGCACGACTTTGTTTATTACAGAGTTGGTAAATTAAGGTGAGTACGAGAGCCACTGAAGATCAGTTTAACGAGCTTCACGGCCTTGTTACAAAAGAACTGATCCTCCGCATTCAAAGCGGAGAAGCAACAACTCAAGATATTCGTGCGGCCTGCGACTGGCTCAGCAAAAATAATGTAACGGGGTTACCGGTATCCGGTTCCCCCTTGGCTGAGCTGTTTGCAACTCTTCCTGAATTAGAACTGGAGGAGGTTGAGCGTGTCATCCGATAATGAAGCAGTAAGGAATATGATTGCCGCAGCAGTTCTAGGACTGTTCGGTTGGCACCTATTGACCCTTCATAACATTGCTAAGTCTGTTGATGTACTCGTTACACAGGTTGGACTCAGCAATCAACGCATCGAACGCTTGGAGAACTTCGTTTATTTCAAAGATGGCCCAGGCGAAAAGCAAATCCGCTAAATACTACGCAGCCAATCCAAAGGCTGCTGCTAAAAAGGCGGCTTACCAACGCAAACTAAATAAAAAGCCAGCTGTTAAAAACGCCTCTGAAGAGCGGTGGACCGAACGACGGCGGCGTGGCTTAGCGGGAAAGGGAGGCCCCGATCTTTCCCATACCAAAAAGGGGACCATGGTTCTTGAAAGTGCTAGTCGGAACCGCGCCAGAAATGGTCACAATGGTAAATCCACAAAGAAATGAACAAAGGCAACGCTAAACCTCCGGGTCTTTACGCCAACATCAACAAGCGTAAAGCAGCTGGCACTTCCCGTTCCAAGAAAAAGTCTACCATTACCCCAAAAGCCTACGCCAACATGAAGGCTGGGTTCCCTAAGAAAAAGAAGTAAACCACCGCAGCAGGCACAATGCCTCTCAAAGATCCTTCTGAGTACCTTTTTCTCCTTAAGGCCATGACAAGCAGTGAAGCCAAGCGCATGTGGAGACAGGCCATCAAGGAACACTGGGATAACCGGTGTGCCTATTGTGGTCAAGACTCCGATCATCTGACGTTGGATCACGTCCATCCAAAGATGAAAGGCGGTCATGACACCACAAATAACGTGGTTCCTGCTTGTTGGGCCTGTAATCAATCCAAGGGTAGTTCACATTGGCTCTCTTGGTGGATTGGTCAAGACTCTTTTGACCATTCAAATTTCTCCAAAGTCCTTGCCTGGACTACTACCTAGCCTTAACATAAACTTTTTTAGGTAAAACCAAATGTCTACTCTTCCTGCTGGTGGTTCCGCTTTCGGTTCCATTTCTAACGCCCCTGGTCGTCAAAGTGAGGACGAACTGAAGAACCGGTCTCATACTACTAAAAATGTAAGCAACGGCACTACCACCACGACCACTATTGGTGCTACCTTTGCTGATAAAACCACCACCGTGGCTTTGAATGCTACCGTTGGTGCTGCTAAAACTGCCATCCTTACCGTGCGTAAGGCTGATCGTGTGCCTTCTTCCAACAACGCTAACAAGACTGGCCGTGTGCGTCGCGTGGATGTTGTTCAAGGCGCGATTCTGACCGTCAACACCTTAGTTGGTGGTACCCTCTATACCACTGGTTCTTATACCGGTGTTGCCCTGACTGGTGGTTCTGGTACGGGCGCTACCGCTAACATCACCGTTGCGGGTGGTGCTGTGACTGTTGTGACTATTGTTGCTGCTGGCTCTGGCTATGATGTGGGTGAAGTGCTGAGTGCTGCTGCTGCAAACATCGGTGGTACCGGTTCTGGTTTCTCCGTTACTGTAGCTACGACTTCTGGTCCCAATAACGCCTGATTATCATGGCTCCTAAGAAACCTCAAACTCGCCTTCAAAAAAAGGCTGACAAAGCCGGTCGTATTGTAACCGGCCCTAAGGGTTCTAAGCCCCAATCTACCACCAACGCTGCTATTCAAAAGCAGGGCAACAAGATTACCCGTGGTGGTCTTGGCAGCGGTCGTCCCTCTGGTACTGTTTCCCAAGCTCGTTCTAAGCCCGTTGGTACTGGCGGCGGTGGTGTGACCAAGCCCAGTGGCACTGCTAAGATGGTAAATGCCAATAAGCCTACCATGCAAAAGCTGGTGCGTAAGGCAGCCCAAGCCCGTAAAGCCGCCTCTGGCCGTCCCCTGGTGAAGCCTGTTGAAGCACAACGGCTGATGACGCAGCGGGCTCCTGGCATCCGTCAAGGCGCTGCTCAACTTCGCCAACAGGCTGCTGGTACAACTTCTCCTGGTGCTCAAGCTCGTGCTGCTGCTCAAGGCAAAGCTGCTCGTCAAGCGGCTGAAACCCGTCGTGCTGCTAGTGCGGCGTCCCAGCGTATGGCTGGCAAACTTGCCAAAGCGGCAGCTTCTCGTTTGGTTGCTGGTGCTGCTCGCCGCAATCTTTATGTTGCTGCTGCTGCTGAAGGTCTCACTGCTCGTAATACTGCTGATGGTACTCTGTCTGCCGCTATGAAGCGTGGAGACTATAAGCCCAAGCAGGGTCCCAGCCCCAAGACGACTCAGGCTTCCTTCAACAAGAAGACCTTTGACCAAGCGTTTAAGGCTGCCCGTACTTCTGGTGCTAAGCAGTTTACCTGGCGCGGTAAAAAGTATACTACCAAGATTAAGGGCGAGTAATGGCCGCCAAGAAAAAGCCCAGCCTGTCCCTTGGTCGTGGGGAAAAGTCCCGCAAGGGTGGCCTTACCGCCAAGGGCAGGGCCAAATATAATGCTGCTACGGGGTCTAACTTAAAGGCCCCACAGCCGCAGGGTGGCCCCCGCAAGAAATCGTTCTGTGCCCGCATGAGCGGTGTCAAAGGACCGATGGAAAAGAACGGCAAACCCACCCGCAAAGCCCTTGCCCTAAAGCGTTGGAAGTGTAGCTGATTATGCCCCTTAAAAAAGGTAGTTCAAAGAAGACCGTCTCCAAAAATATCAGCAAGCTGGTAAAGGAAGGTCGCCCTCAAAAACAAGCCATTGCTATTGCCCTCAGTAAGGCTGGCAAGGCTCGTAAGAAGTAAAACCGCATGAGAGGGGGCTATACGCCTCTGTAAGCCTCCTCTCTTCCCCATTAGGTATCGTATGCCCAGAACCACAAAACAAGCACCTTCTACGCCCATAGAACAGCGACTTGGTGATTCGTTTCCGTTATTCTTGTCTCTTGTTTGGAAATCGCTAGACCTGCCTTCTCCAACACGAGCACAACTTGCCATTGCTCAGTACCTCCAGAATGGACCAAAACGACTTCAAATCCAAGCCTTTCGAGGACTCGGTAAATCGTGGATCGCTGCTGCCTTCGTTCTGTGGACGCTATGGAACGACCGTGATAAGAAGATCCTTGTTATATCTGCGTCTAAGCAAAGGGCTGATGACTTTACTATCTTTACTCAGAAATGTATTCTTGAGTTTGATTGGTTGGCTCATCTTCGCCCTGTGGACGACGAGCAACGGTGGTCACGGGTTTCCTTTGATGTTGCCGGATGTAAACCAGCACAAAGCCCCTCCGTCAAGTCCGTAGGTATTACCGGTCAGATTACTGGTAGCCGTGCGGATCTGATCGTGTTTGATGACGTGGAGGTGCCCGCTAACTCCGCCACAGACCTGATGCGAGAGAAGCTGTTGCAGCTGGTTACGGAAGGTGAGTCCGTCCTTACACCAAAAACAGATTCCCGCATCGTGTTTTTAGGAACGCCGCAAACAACGTTTACCATTTACCGCACGTTGAGAGAACGGAACTACCGTCCGTTTGTGTGGCCTGCTCGCTACCCTCAAAGCCTGACGGGCTACGAAGATGTCCTTGCCCCGCAGCTCGTAGCAGACATTGAACAGAAGGGACACGACACAGTACGGTGGACACCTACCGACACACGCTTCTCTGAGATCAACCTGCTTGAGCGTGAGCAAAGTATGAGCCGAAGCAACTTTATGCTTCAGTTCATGCTCGACACAAGTTTAAGTGATGCGTTAAAGTTTCCATTAAAGCTATCCGACTTTTCCGTGTTGCCTTTGGATATGGAAAAAGGCCCAAGCGATCTTGTGTGGGGTGCTGACAAGGAGACTCTTCTTGATCTACCCGCTGTTGCGTTGCCTGGGGACCGGTGGCATAGGCCAAAAAATACTGCGGAATTTACCCATTGGGGGGAAACAATCGTTGCCGTTGACCCTTCTGGTCGTGGTAAAGACGAAACGGTTGCTATCATTCTGTCTCAAATTAACGGGTACCTCTTTGTAAGGGACATCTTTGCCAACCAAGACGGGTACTCCGACACCACCCTGAGAGAAATCCTTACACGAGCAAAGAAGTACAAGGCTACCACCTGCCTCATCGAAAGTAACTTCGGTGATGGTGCCATCATGGAGCTGATGAAAAAGCACGCCATGGAGATGAAGGTTGGTCTATCGTTTGAAGAAGTTAGGGCTACGACAAGAAAGGAAGATCGAATTATCGACACCCTTGAACCGGTTCTTAATCAACACCGACTTATCATTGACCAACGTCTTATTAGCTGGGATTATACATCTAACGGTGACATGGCCCCCGAGGAACGCCTTCCACGGATGCTAATGTACCAGCTGACAAGGATGTGTCGGGAAAAAGGCGCCGTAAAGCACGACGATAGGGTTGACGCCCTTGCCCTTGGTGTAAAATACTTTCAAGACATCCTTGCCATTTCAGCAAAGGAAGCACAGATTGAACAAAAGCGAACCGAGTGGAATCAGATGCTAACTGCCTTCATCGACCACCCACAGGAAGCCACCGATCGACTGGTAATGGGTCGAAACTTTGAAGACATGGGTTCTGCTGAAAACGCTGTCTATACCTGGATTTAAGAGAAGGGACGCATTATTACCAGAAGAGTGGTGCCTTCTGGTGTGGAACAGCGGTAATCGGAGGAGGCCGAACTTATTCACCTCCTCCACCCAAACACGACCGCTAATCCATAGTGTCTATCTTCTTTAAACGCACCAGTTAAACCAATTCTCTTTTGCAAACGCTCTTGGCAGACGCCAAAGGACGGCCAAAAAGGGGCATGGAAGGAAGAGAAGATAGACACCACAAAATTGACCGACTGAAGGACGTGACTACCCTTCCCTTCCCTGTTTTGGGGCCGACAGCAGAAGGAAATACGACACCAAACCGGGGGCCGGGGCTTCTGAATTAGAAGGAGCGACAGCGACTGATAATGAAGACCAAGTTAGACACATCCGCAAGGATGGGGCTGACGCGGAGCTGTCATCACCTATAGTTCTCTATGGTTAGTGAGGGTCGTAGACCCGAGCGGTAGGTTTTACCGAAAAGGCATCCGCAGGAGTCTTCGGAGCGTGAGCGGAGAAGAGTACAAGGCTATGCCCGTCGAACCCGACCATATTACTATTACTAGTACCAGTACCACTGCTATAGTTATATACCCCCTTATCTATTACCACTACCACCACTACCACCAATGCTTAACATTCCTTCTGTAAAGCTCATCAGCATCACACCAGATGCAGAAAAGACCATTGCCTATTGTGCCAGGGTGTCTAACCCCAGCAACCAGGAGAACCACGAGACCGTGGAGAAGCTTCTTGGTTACTGTATCCGCCATCAGCATTGGTCCGTGTTTGAGATGGCCAACATCGTACTTGAGATCAATACCACCAGAGCCATTAGTCCACAGATCCTTCGTCACCGATCCTTTACCTTTCAAGAGTTTAGTCAACGCTACGCTTCTACCCTTGAGGGGCTCGGTGGGCTCTATTCCCCACACCTTCGCCGTCAAGACACGAAGAATCGCCAGAACAGCACAGATGATCTTTCTGCGGAAGAGACTCAGTTGTTCTATCGCCGTATCGCTCAACACTATGCTGAGGCTGAAGATCTCTATACTGAGATGATTAGCAGGGGCGTAGCAAAGGAGTGTGCCAGAGAGGTTCTACCACTGTCATCACCAACGCGTTTATACATGAATGGGACCGTTCGTAGTTGGATCCATTACATCGAACTTCGCTCTAGCAATGGTACCCAGCTGGAGCATCGACAGATTGCTGAACAGGCTCGTACCATCTTTTCCGAACAACTACCGATTATCTCCAGGGCATTGCTGTGGACATGACTTACGAAGAATACCAGAAGTGGTTAAACATTAAGACCAGCCTTGAAGAGCGTGGTCTAACCAATAGTCCCTATTACATCCAGGCTGTCGCCGCACTTGTTAAGAGGCCCGTACCTCCGTATCCTAAGGCTGATGCTCGGATCACTAAAGACGACCAAATTTAAAGACATCTTCAATCTCAGTAGTGGGTGGCCGCTTTGGGCTCGTCATTTATTGCTTGGGTTGCTTGTTGCCGTGGAGGAGTGGTGGATCAATAAAAAGGTTGTCCAGACCGTAAATGATGCCATCAAGGAGGTGGAACCGTATCTGCCTCCGTCTGGGGTGACTCCTCCGGTGTATTCCGAATCCGGCAGTGGCTTCTTTGACGAGATGCGTCTTACTGCCCCCTGGAAGGCTCAGGAAGCCCCCTCTGACTCCCCTCAGGTGTGAGGACACCTAAGGCTCCTCAGAGGGCCACTCCTGGCGCTTACACACTGGTCTGAAAATTTGGCAGAAATTTGTGAAGTCCTTACGCTCCATGCGCCGGCTGCGGTCCCCCCATAGGGGGTGTCTGGCCTCGTGTCCATGTCCAACCCCCGGCTGGCCACGCCTAACCCGTTGCGCCGCAAGGGATCTGGCCATCTCGCGTCATTGTGCGTGTGGCAGGTACGCAAGGGGGCACCACAGGCGGGCGCGGGGGGGATACATGTAACGCGGGCGCGTTTATGCTTGCACACGCATACACGCATGCTCTATTTATAAAATCTGTGCGCGATAAGGTAAGCTTATCATTGACATAAGCAAGACTTATCGTAAAAAGGGTTGACGGATCGGCCACCTAGGCCCCATGATGGTGTCAACGGATCGAGAGGAGCTGCCGCGAAGGCAAGCCAACCCAGCATCCGCCAGACTCTCACCGGTTATCGGTTGGGGGTTGCCAAACCAGGGCTCTGTGCTCTACCATTGCCTTAGGTTCACACCACACCACCGCCATGATCCGCATTCTGTCGCGGGCTTCGCTTAAGCTGGCCGATCAGGCTCTGCTAGGCTACATCCGCAAGCATCCGGGCTCACGCCTATTTGAAATCAACGCTGCTACGCTCAAGAGTCACCACAGCTGGGGAACGAAGTCAGTGTTGGCCCGCCTTGAGGAGGAGGGATGGTTGTACGTTCAACGGTCCCGCCACGGCAAGCGCATTCCACCACGCTACTTTGCTCTGGTTGAGCGTGGCGCACGATCAAAGTACTTGGCGGTTGCCAACGTGCTAGATTGGCGCTACGATTGATCACAAGCCACACACCCACACCACGGAG